CACAGTTGATCATTTTATCGATATTTTGCATCTCAGTATCTCTGGGATGAAGAGTATATTTAATTTCTTCATAATAGTCGGTAAAAATTTGTTGTAAGATATTCATAAGGCTATTATGCATGAAATGGGAACAAAAAGAAAGCCCCTTTCCCCTCAAGATTGAGGGGCAGGGGAGTTGAATAGGCGAAGCCTATTTTTTATTGTATGCGGATAATGAGCCAAGTGCAGAGGTGTATGGTGCTGCGGCTGACCGGCAGCAGGCATCCATTGTATTTGATGTGGCTAGGCAAATGGTTGAGATGTCACCGGCTCTGATGAAGAGAAGTAAGCTGATGTCTGCAACGAAGCGTATTGTCAATTATGGCAATGCCGGCTTTTATCAGGTGCTTTCTGCTGAGGTAGGCAGCAAGCATGGTTTTTCAATTTCGGGACTTGTGTTCGATGAAATTCATACACAGCCGAATCGTCAGCTGTATGACGTACTTACAAAATACAGTTCTGATGCGAGACAGAATCCGCTTCACTTCATTATTACCACGGCTGGTAATGACCGGCATTCGATAGCTTTTGAATTACACACAAAGGCAATTGATATTCTGGAGGGCAGGCGTGTGGATCCAACCTTTTATCCAGTGGTCTATGGACTTAAGGATGATGAGGATTGGGAGGATGAAGCTAACTGGTACAAGGTGAATCCTTCTTTAGGATATACCGTTGATATTGAAAGACTGAGGGATGCTTACCGAGAAGCAAAGCAGAATCCGGCAGATGAGGTGACATTCAAATGGCTCAGAATGAATATGTGGGTATCGAGTACAACATCATGGATTCCGGATGCAGTTTTTATGAAAGGCGATGAGCCAATAGATATGAGATTGCTGGAAGGAAGAGATTGCTATGCTGGTCTTGATCTTTCAAGTACAGGAGATATTACAGCACTTGTGTTGATATTTCCGCCGAGAGATGCGGATGAGAAATACATTCTGGTTCCATATTTCTGGGTACCGGAAGAAACGATTCCGCAGAGGGTAAAGGCAAATTCAGTTCCTTATGATGTGTGGGAAAAGCAGGGGCATCTGTTGGCAACAGAAGGAAATGTGATTCACTATGACTTCATTGAGAGGTTCATCTGTGACCTGGCTGAGAAGTATCACATATTGGAAATTGCAGTGGACAGGTGGAATGCTACTCATATGATTCAGAATCTGGAGGATGCAGGATTTACAATGGTTCCGTTTGGACAGGGTTTTGCCAGTATGAGTACACCGACCAAGGAATTCTACAGACTTCTGATGGAAGGTCAGATTGTTCATGCAGGACATCCGGTACTCAGGTGGATGGCAGGAAATGTTGTGATTGAAACAGATGCTGCGGAGAACATCAAGGTGACAAAGGCTAAGTCAAAGGAGAAGATTGATGGAATTGTGGCATCGATTATGGCTCTGGACAGATGCCTTAGAAATCAGGGGGAACAGCAGGGCAGTGTTTATGACCAGAGAGGCATATTGGTTTTGTGATGTGAGAAATACTTATTTTTTGAGGAGGCAGTATGGGATTATTCAGTAATATGTTTAGGGGCAGGGATGCTCCTGCAAATAGAACAGCAGGCAGCAGTTATTCCTTCTTTATGGGAGGAAGCAGTGCAGGAAAGAACGTGAATGAGCGTTCTGCAATGCAGATGACGGCAGTGTATGCCTGCGTAAGGATTTTGTCAGAGGCGATTGCAGGACTTCCGCTTCATATGTATCAGTATCTGGAGAATGGCAGTAAGAAGAAGGCGACAGAGCATCCACTTTATCATTTGATTCATGATGAGCCGAATCCGGAGATGACAAGCTTTGTGTTCAGAGAGACTTTGATGACGCATTTGCTTTTGTGGGGAAATGGTTACTGCCAGATTATCAGGAATGGTAAGGGTGAGGTCATTGCGCTGTATCCGTTGATGCCGAATCGTATGACGGTGGATAGGGATGCAAATGGCAGACTTTATTATCAGTACCAGAAGAGTTCTGAGGATGCTCCGACGATGGATGGTTCCACTGTGATTTTAGATCCTTCGGATGTGCTTCATATTCCGGGACTTGGCTTTGATGGTTTGGTGGGGTACAGTCCGATTGCAATGGCAAAGAATGCGATTGGTCTTGCAATAGCTGCAGAGGAGTACGGCTCTAAGTTTTATGCGAATGGGGCAGCTCCTTCCGGTGTGCTGGAGCATCCGGGAACCTTAAAGGATCCTGCAAGGGTGAGGGAAAGCTGGAATGCGGCATTTGGCGGAAGCAGTAATGCGCACAAGGTTGCCGTGCTGGAGGAAGGTCTTAAGTATTCGCCGATTTCTATTAGTCCGAATGAAGCACAATTTTTGGAAACAAGAAAATTTCAGATCAATGAGATAGCTCGAATTTTTAGGGTGCCGCCGCACATGGTTGGTGACCTGAAGAAGTCGAGCTTTTCTAATATTGAGCAGCAGTCCCTTGAGTTTGTGAAGTACACGCTTCAGCCTTGGATTATCCGTTGGGAGCAGAACCTGCAGAAGGCGCTTCTTACAGAAGAAGAGAAGAAAACTTATTTTTTTATTTTCAATGTGGAAGGTTTGCTCCGTGGCGATTATCAGAGTCGAATGCAGGGCTATGCCACTGCAAGACAGAATGGCTGGATGTCGGCAAATGATATCAGGGAACTGGAAAACCTGGATAAGATTCCTGTCGAAGAGGGCGGGGATATGTATCTGGTAAATGGAAATATGATGCCTCTTGAAATGGCAGGGGCAGCGTATGCAACGGCTTTTGAGGATAGAACTCCAGAGGATGAGGTTGAGCAGGATAAGGGTAATGCAAGCAAGTCCGGGAGAACGCTGAGAAAGAGAGAAGGAGGATAAATTCGAAATGAAGAACAAGAAGTTTTGGAACTGGACGAATCAAACCAGTCCACCAGACGCAGAGGTCGGTGCTGAGAGAGTGCTAGAAATCTACGGAACTATAGCGGAGGAGTCCTGGTTTGAAGATGATGTTACACCACAGATGTTTCGTAATGAGCTTTTTGCCGGCAGCGGACCGGTAGTGATTTGGTTAAATTCGCCTGGTGGTGACTGTATTGCAGCAAGCCAGATTTATTCCATGCTGATGGATTATCCGTCTGATGTAACCATCAAGATTGATGGTATTGCAGCTTCGGCGGCATCGGTGATTGCTATGGCAGGAACTAAGGTGTTGATGGCACCTACGGCTCTTATGATGATTCATAATCCGATGACTTTTGCATTTGGTGACCACGGTGATATGCAGAGAGCAATGGAAATGCTGGATGAGGTAAAGGAGAGCATTATCAATGCCTATGAAATCCGCACTGGCCTTAGTCGTGCTAAGCTGTCACATCTGATGGATTCAGAAACCTGGATGAACGCGAATAAGTCAATCGAGCTTGGTTTTGCAGATGACATTCTGGTGGATGAAAAGAGAGTTTCCGGAGAGGAAGCATTTGCCTTTAGCGCAAAGGCAGCACAGGTATCACTTATGAATAAGCTGACAAGACCTGTGAAAAAAGATGGATTGAAAGCTGATCCTGCGAAGGCGGCAGCCATCAATAAACCTGAGAGTCAGGACAATGTAATACCTGTCGAGGAGACGGGAACACCTATTGATGATCTCGAAAAGAGATTAAGTTTGTTGAAATAATGGAGGGTATTTAATCATGAGTAAGGTAATTGAGTTAAGAAATCAGAGAGCAAAGGCTTGGGATGAGGCAAAGAAGTTCCTGGATTCCCATAGAAATGAAAAGGGTATTCTTTCTGCGGAAGATACCGCTGCTTACGAGAAGATGGAGCAGGAGATTGTGGATCTCGGTCATGAGATCGAGAGACAGGAAAGAGCGGATGCATTGGAGCGTGAGCTTGCTGCACCGGTCACAACTCCTATCACTGCAAAGCCTGAGGCTCGTAAGGTTGATGAGAAAGTTGGTCGTGCATCGGATGCTTACAAGAAGGCATTCTGGAGCCAGGCAAGAGCGAAGGATGGCGTAGGTTATGATATCCGCAATTCTCTTTCCGAAGGTGTGGACAGTGAAGGTGGTTACCTTGTGCCGGATGAGTATGAGAAAACTCTTATTTCTGCACTGGGTGAAACCAATGCAGTCCGTGAGCACGCACACGTATTTAATACTTCAAGCGGAACACATAAGATTCCGGTTGTGGTAACTAAGGGAAGTGCAGCATGGATCGATGAGAATGGTGCATATACCGAGTCTGATGATGTATTCGGAATGGAGCAGATTGATGCTCACAAGGTAGGTACTATCATTAAGGTTTCTGAGGAACTTCTTTATGATTCTGCTTTTGACCTTGAGAATTACTTCCGTGAGGAGTTTGCACGTCGTATCGGTGACTGTGAGGAGAATGCATTCCTTAATGGTAACGGCAGCAAGAAGCCTACAGGACTTCTTAATGCAACCGGCGGTGCTGAGGTTGGTGTAACTGCAGCAAGTGCAACTGCAATTACTGCGGATGAGATTATTGATCTTTTCTACAGCCTTAAGAGCCCTTACCGTAAGAATGCTATCTGGATCATGAACGATGCTACGGTTCGTCTTGTGCGTAAGCTTAAGGATTCAAACGGTCAGTATCTCTGGCAGCCTGCTCTTCGTGAGGGAGAGTTTGACACCATCCTTGGTAAGAAGATTTACACTTCGCCTTTCATG